GCCTAGCGAGCCAGTGAGCATCCCGTTGTTGACATTCTTAGACGAAGACGTCTGCGTAGAAGTCGACGGTGACCCGAAGAGTGTTTTACCGATACCGCCCATTTCGTTCTTTCTGTTTCTTGTTGAACTCGTCTTTAGTCAAACACATAATCTCATGGTCACCATCGGGGTAGGTTTCTATCCCTAATGACACGAAACCAATTCTCTTGGCGAGATACCTAGCGCCCCTTAGATTTACGGGAGTGATGCCTCGAACGACTTCAGCGCCTTGCTGATTAAATAAGTCATCATACATCGCAAAGGCGATATCGAGAGCCTCTTTTCCACGGGCCTTGAAGAACCAGTGGGCGGTATAGCAACCCGGATAATCGAAAGTCGCTATACCGACGTTGTTCCCGATGACATACATGATGTTGTGACGGTTCGCTATCCAGCCCTCATAGTCGAATCTATCGCCGTTGAACTCGAAGCTTGCTTGCTTCAGCAATTCATCGTCGAACGACCGTTCTGGTGTCATGCCGTATATAGTGCCCAAAAGGTTGCTCCAAATGTAAGAGTAGAGCTAGCATTAGCTGTCTGAAAACCCCATTTAGTAGCGGCAGAAATTCCCGATATAGCCTCAGAGTAAAAGACTAGCCACGTAAGGCCATTATCCATTGAGAATGAATAAGTAATATTAGTGCTATCATTCTTCATTCGCATAAATAATGTAGCGTTAGTTCCAAATCTCTGAGCACCGGATAACGTTTTAATATCGCCGGCACCACTTGAAACACCCCAACGATAATCAGCGCTAACCATAGTCTGTCGAATTTTTCTAACGATGTTATTGGAAGCATCGTATAAATTAACAGAAAGGTCATTTCCGATAGTGCTGTCTCCACTAATAGAAACAGCACAATAAATTGTATAGGGAGCCGTTGGAAGATTTTTTGTGTATTTAGCGCTAGTTCCAGATGCAGGAAGTGTTATATTAAAATACGACCCTGCAAGATAAGATGTAGTTGTTCCGCCTGGATTGCTACCAACTAATGTAAAGGTGGCGGGGTCAGGTGGACTAGATGTAAGAAAGCCCGCATAACTGGCTCCGCCGCTTCCGCCACTAGAAGGTGTGACCCATGTCGGGTCGGCGCTGGCTCCATTGGTTTGCAGGACTTTACCGGCTGTTCCGGCAGGAAGTCGCTTCCAACCCGAGGCCCCCCTGAAGAGGATATCACCTTGTGTCGGAGTTCCTGCGATGAAATCTAGGATATCATCGATAGAACATGCCGTCGGGGCAGCCGTGCCAGCCGTCTTATTCGCGAGAATAGTCTTAGCGGCGATAGTGGCAAAGTCGATGACGCCATTACTGACGTCAAGACCGGAACCAAGCGCTAATTTCTGAAGAATTCTAGCAAACTGCGGTGTCGGTTTACCGTCTTTGTCGACAATCTCGACCTGAGTGCTAAGCGGAGGCAGAAGGCTACTGACCATCAGAGGCTCCTCCGATTTCAACATTCAGACCGTCGATGCGACGGGCATATCCGGTATCTGTAATCTTAAATAGAAGCCCCGGCGATTTAACGATACCTAGCCCGTAATAACGGGCATAGGTCTGACTGCCACGAGGCGAGGCCTGGACAGTTCCATGATTGACCCAATCAATGGTGTCAGACGTCTCTAGGGTGATACCAAGCGTAGTCGCATCGATACCAAGCGGAGGTTGCGTCTGCGAGATAGCGACTTCAGCCATGTAAACCGGCTTGACATTGCGAAATCTCTCGGTGACACCACCATAGACATAAGACGTAATAGGCGTGGTTTCGTAATCTAGCCGTCCTACGGCATCGATTTCATAGAGCTTACCGCTGTCGGGGTCGATACATACGTTAATACCGTTCCAATCGCAACCGTCGACACCGCGCCAATAGTTGTCGGCATCAGGCGAGGACCATTGTGCCCACTGTTCAGATAGTTTGTCATAGACGTAGGTCTCGGCACCGGCTTGTAGGACATAGAAGTCATGGTCGTCTTGTGTAAACGTCCAAGCCCGAAGAATACGCTCCTCAGCGCCAACAAGAATTGCAACCAGAACCGTCGAGCCAGTAACCCTGATAGGTGTCACAGGGGTAGCGATAACTTGCCCCTGCAACGCCGTCATATACTCCCCTACAGTAGGGAAGTTAATAGCAGTTAGCGCCAGCCCCTGAGTAATCCGACCGAGTTCGGTTGCGGCACGAAGCGCTATGAGCGTTCCGCCTTCAGTAGTCCGGACTTCAGGAGTTGCGGTCATTACACCGTCCTATTGAGCTTTAGGTTAAGGGCATTAACGAGGGTCTTGTTCCAGTTGGTCCCACTCGGGTCTTGGTCGAACAAGTCCCACCAATACGTATAGGCTGTCGTAATAGTCCGGTCGGCACCGTTGCCGGTATTGACACCGGAAACAACCGAAACCTGAATATTGCCGTCACCACCGTCGACCTTGCGACTACGGTGCATCACCATGACCCCTCGAACCGACGTGACATTATTAGGAAGGTCGGACAAAGAGAACTGTGCAGGAGCAGGCAGAGGGAACGGAGCCGAGATGAACTTCGTGTCGTCATCCGGCGATATCTCGTTGATGAGGTTATAGCCGACTAGCGAAGTCAGAGGCGTCCCCGCAGTCGATGCGGCATTAGTATCGGTGTAAGTCAGGACGTTACCGACGGTGTAGTAAACGCTTTCGCCACCGGCAGTGGTTCCACGATAAATCTTATACCCGGTTGCACCGCTTACAGAGGTCCACGTAAGGGTATTTGAAGACGTCGTTCCTGTCGTGACTTGAGAGACTTCGTTAGACGGAAGGGTTTCACCCGATGGTGTAATCGCCGAGACTTTGTAATAATACGTCCCTGCTGCAAGAGTTCCACCCGTCGTTGAAGTCGAAGGGGCATTCAAAGTAGGCGGTCCGCCTGCGGACGAACCCCACGGCATCGTGACGTCGGCATCAGGAAGGAGCTTATAGACCTGACACGAACCCATGAAGGTGTTGTTTACTGAAGTCGTGCCGTCCCAAATAATAAAGTCTTTGACGTAAAGCGTCGGGGCCCCTGTCAAAGCACCGAAAGCAACCATCCCCATTTTGACGTTTTGGGCGGTTCCAACAGACCCGGAAGTATTCGTAATGGTCTTGATATTAGTAAGTTTTAGGACCGTGACGCCTTCGAGGCGGACTTCGATAGAACCGTTAACCGCATCTAGTGCAAACTGCGTCTCTACATGCCGCCAGGCATCTGCAATCACAACAGGATTGACGCTCTGGCCAAGCAGGACGTCTCCGCCACTGTCAGACCTATACGCCTGAAAATACCCACTAGGATTACAAGTTACGAAACAGTGCGTTAGATTACTGGTATCTGCAATCTGAGCGAACCTAGGCTGTCGACCAGTGCTATCTGGAAGGCTTGTAAGCCAATACCTTGCCGCGACACCTACTACAGTCTGAGGACCGTTGAGGACCTTTCGAAACGTCGAAGTGCTGTTCGGGCTTAGCGTAAGGACAGTCTTGCCGCCCGCAGTCGGGTCGGGGTCGGCTGTCAGCGACACCCAAGAGAGTTCGGCATATGGACCGTTTAGCATCAAACTGGCATTAGTGCCGTAGCTAGTGAAATCGTCCATCCACTGAATAGCCAAGGTTAACCTCCTAAAGAAGCAAGGATTGCGTCCCGAGTTTTCTCGGCAATCGCGGGGTTGGAAATTACGCTCGGATTACCGGCGATAGAGAATACCGTTCCGTCATCAGCGACGAGAACGACCGAGGTATCTTTCATACGGACGGCGGTGCCACCATAGACACCGAAGTTAAAGGCGCGTCCTTCGATACGCTGAAACGGGGCTGCACCGTCTCCGGTGGCTCGCCAGACCTCGACAGATTTTTCACCAAGAAGCCAGAACTCATCCCCGACAACTCTGATTTGAAGGATTTTATCGGGGAACCGTTCCGCAGTCGCAAAATCTAATGGTTGAAACTGAAGGCTACCGGGCTGAAGCCAATAGAAGCGGTCCTTACCGGCGACTGCCGCTAGGACAAACCCATTGAATACGTCAATCGAGGAGAAGGCGATGCCGCTGCCTTCAATCAGAGAAACATCGACATCGGCTAGAGCCGCCGTCCCATTCGTGTATTGAAGAGTGTATCCGTCCGTGATGAATAGATAGCCATTGGTGGCACACATGTCAGGAGCACCCGTGCCCTGTATCATACCGGTGATATGGGTAGTCGAGATAACCCTCGCCGGAGACATCGTGTGCCGGTAGAGGTCTAGGCCTGCGACATGAAAGACATCGCCGTTACAGAAACCAGGCTGCCTGAAGATACGCCGACCGGGTTTGTCATCGCCGACGGACGTCAACTCGACTAGGGCCGGTCTCTCAATTAGACCGACTTGGTCGTCGGTATTAGTCGGGTTAGTTTCAAAGAACCGATTGATTAGCGGGACCAAGGGTTCGTCAGAACGGCGTCTGACCCACTGAGTAATCCCTAGAGGGACACTTACCTCCACGGGTAGGGCCTCCCTGTGTTGAATTCAGAACTGTTGAGATTGGTAGAAGCACCGTTATCGGTCGCAAAGCCTCTCGTGTCGAGGTCGGAAGCGATTTCACGCCAGGCGTGGTAACGCCCACGAAGAAGGGACCGGGCCCGTTTCATAGCAGAGATAGTCTCTCCCGCTAATGTCAGACCGTAGCGAGGGCTCAAGCGAAGGGCTAGCGTCGTGATGAAGTAATCATCGAACTCAGCCGGGAATGGCATGTCGTCGTCATAGGCTATCGTAGAAATCTTAACCCACGAGCCGATATCGGCACGATACATCCACTGGCGGGTGTCGTTATCGATGGTTAGGGTCACGCTAGAAGCTCCCTCGATTTTACGGCCATTGCCGTCGAGGGTGACGTTAAAACTCGAAAGATTTCCGCCGACGTCAACTAAGCTGAGCCGTTGTCCCTCGAAGGGTTCCGGGTCGAGCTTAAACGTCTGAGAAGACGTCAGATTAAGAATAAGTCTGGCGTTATCAGGGATAAAAACTGACACCAGCGAGGACTGGTCATAAGGTCCGCCGATATTTAAATCATCGATGCCGTCACCGGCTTCATAGCCGACAGTCGATAGAATGATGTTATTAAGACGGTTAAGGGCTTCGTTCTGCTGGTTAAAAGTGGGCGGGATGCCCATCGGGATTAGGTTGCCTTCCCTATAGGCGTCTGTGATGATGCTAGAAGCTGTCGTCATTCCTAATCCTATTTTTGGCAAGTCTTGCCAAGAAAATAAGGGGGAGAGGTTTTCGCCCCTCCCCCGAATTCATTAGCTGCCGCAGACGCGGACGCCATACCGACGGTCGCGGACGTTAGCCGTGAGGGCAACGTCGAAACGAACTCGGTGTTCACCAGTCGCGAACGTGCTGTCCTGCCACATCCGGATAGACAACGGAAGCTGCGTAAGGCTCTTACGCTGTGCCGTGCCGGTCGCGGGCATGATGAGGTCAGCCGTGTTAACCTGAATGAGGTTCTTATCGAGCATGATACGCGGCTGATAAGTCGTCGCAGCCGCAGCCGCAAACGTAATCACTGCGTTATCAGCCGGAGCCGAACCCACCGTGGCGTGAGCCGTATTGGCACCACCATTAGGGATAATCATCGCCGGGAAGTAACGGAGCGAGGCAATCGCACCGGTGCCGTCGGCGACGTGGTCACCCACAACACGGAACTGTTGCAGGTGCAACTGAGCCTGTTGCTTACGGTTGTCATACGCAAAGACCGTCGCGATGGTAAAGACTTCACCATCCTTAATCGTGGCGTTAGCACCGAAACCGTCCGCAGCCATAGTTCCGGTGAGATACTGACCCGGAGCGCCCGACACAGCCACAGAGGCGTAGTTGACGTTCTGGTTAGCACCGTTCACCGCACCGTTGGTGCGAGAACCCGTGGTGATGCTAGAAAGCTGCTGCGTGAACATCGTCGGAACACCGCCGATTTCACCCGAGAAGCCGCTACGGAAAGCGCCAGTCGAGAGACTATCGGTCGCCGGATAAGCAACGATGGTATTAGCAAGGGCCTCCTTGTCGTCGTAAGGCAGCACGAGCTTGAGGTTGGCGTCAGGAACGCCCTCCTTCTTGATGCGTGTATAAGCCTTAAGGACGTCGCCGAGAGCCTTGACCTGACCGCCCTGGGTTCCGACTTCGTTGTTAGCAGCAAGCTGCGCCGTCTTCAGGATATAGGCGTCAATCTGCTCGGCCATGTTCATCGCGGCATTCGCAAGAGCAACGCTCTCACGGGCCTCACCGATGTCACGGATTTTGACGAAGTCGCCCCAACCCATGCTCGAACCGAAAACGTCCTGAACAGTGAACTGCTCCGAACCGAAGACGCTATCCTGCACACCGGCAGTAAGATCGGCAACGCCAGACGTAGTCCGAGTGACGTTATAACGGGGACCGACCTGTTCCGAAACCTTCAGACCGTTACGGTCATCCATTTCGGTGTCATACTTCTTCCAAGTAACCAAGTCCTTTGCGAGGA